GTCTAGGCTCTCCCTTATACAAAATCCTGTATAGGACTAGGTATAAATATGATTGAATTCATTCTTTCGTATCACCAAGTTTCCCTGGTATTTAAACTGGATGTAACAGACCAGTAGAAAGCGAGTGGCCATGATGTGTGAGGAGATTCAAAAACTCTGGTCTACTATGTAGATCCTCATTTAGGTGAGTCAAATCGATAGATTAAACGCGCTACTCATTCAGCACAGCTTTTCGTCTTCGGTGACAACAGTATGAGAAGGCTTGCACCCTACCCTCGTATTGAAAAGAGTTGGATGAGAAAGTTAAACTTTCTGCCCTGTTGCAAGAGGTATTAAATAAGTTAATTGCTATTGTAAGTCTAGGGTGATTAGCCCGAAATGTTACTCTCAGAGAGGGTAACGGGGGACTGAAGATAGGAGTTTATTATATTTAATAAGCCTTGAGATTAATACGCCTCCTTTTCCAGGAGTGGCTGCAGCCCCCGAGAGGGGAAACTGAAGTCTGAGTATTCTATTTAATAGCATTCGGCAATTTTAAATTTCTTTTTAATCGTCGTTTAAATACTAAATAGAATTTCAGTGCCATGGTCTACGTAAAACTAGGCCGTCCACTAGTGAATCACCTTATTTAGGTGGCTAAACTGAGTGGAGCCCATTTATCTCTTAGTTATGTTAAAGTAATAGTGTCCTTTCTTAAATCGATTCACTTACTAGCAAGGAAAAGCGGATTACCATTTGTAGTCTAGTTCCTAAAAGCTCAGTACGTTAACCTCCAACAATCTTTAGGGGGTAATCCTCTAAAAGATTTGTCTCCTTAGAAAGTACGTTTTGCAAGGAATAATCGAGGCTTGCCTCGTATCATACCTCACCAACATCGTATCAGTATCAGGAAAGGGGATAGGGTTATTATAACATTTTGGTTATCCCTATTTTCGTAGTATAGAGTATAGGATTTTCCTTATAAATTCTCTGTTGATAGTATTATTCAACCAAGTGAAGCAAGAGACCTAAAATCTTTTAGGGAAGAGTTTCTCTCTTTTCTTACCATAATCTTCGTACCTACTCTTTTTGGAAATTTTCCTACAGAGTGGACTCGACGATTAAGGGAGAAAAGAACCAGTAAATTATATTGGGGAGAACTCCTACGTATGCGCTTTTACTAGTCGAATACGGCTACTTCAAATTATCCTCGAACTCCATCATCATCTCCAAGAAGTTAGTTGTCAGCTATTTACCTTATAGGGTTTAACCCTGAATGTAAACATCTAGCGCCTCACTTTCTTAACTATCTCAATGAGATAGGGGATGACGAAAAAGCTCGTTGGTTAAGATGGGGTTTCCGAACCGTTGATCGGTTTAATTACGGATCTTCGGTTTACACCACTATGAATGGACTTATAGGGAGACTAGGCTTTAAAGAAGAGTCTGCGGGGAAATAGAGGGTGTTCGCTATGATAGATATTCTAACACAGTGGACGTTTAAAGCTCTCCATGACCGAATCTTTGAAATACTAAAATTAATTCCACAAGACGGAACTTTCCATCAGACAAAACCTCTTACCTTATAGGTAGAAAGAATGCCTGTAGGAACTCCTCTTTGGTCTTAGGATTAGTCATCTGCTACAGATCGTATACCAGCTTAGTTAGCAAAAGATCTATTAAGTTCTCTTACTACTCCAAGCTTAGCTGAGTCTTGGTATACTATCTTAACAGATAGAGGATTCACTGGAAGCTATAAAAAGCACTCTATTAAAGCGAGATACGCTACCGGGCAACCAATGGGTGCCTTGACTTCTTGGAGTTTAGGCTTAGCCTTACTTCACCACGCTTTATTGCAGTTCGCAGCTTTAAAAGCTGGGATACGATCAATAAATCACTGGTTTAGTGACTACGCCATATTAGGTGATGATATAGTTATTGCAAATAGCGCAGTTGCTAAACAGTATTTAAAAATACTGGATAGAATCGGTGTTAAATGCGGTATCCATAAATCCCTAATATCTCCTCGAGGATAGGCCCTAGAATTTGCTAAACGCTTTTACTATAAAGGGGTAGATATGTCACCTGTTCCTTTAAAAGAGATTATCGCCTCGTGCGAGACTTTAGGAGCTTCCTAGGAAGCAGCTAGAAAATACTCTTTATCGGAATCTAGTTACATGTATTTACTTGGATATAGATTCAAAGCACTTAGTCGCCCTG